TGAAGGAGACAATGTTTTAGATAATTTTATGGGTAGTGGAACTACTGGAGTTGCTTGTAAAAAATTTAATAGAAATTTTATTGGCATAGAACTTAACCCAATTAATTTTAATTTAGCAAAAGAAAGAATAGACAATGCCATTTAGTAAGCCACAGTTAGATGTCTATAAATGTCCAAATAGATTTAGAGTTTTAATTACAGGCAGAAGATTCGGCAAGACACACTTAGCCATGTATGAACTACTAAGATTTGCAAGTCGTAAACCAAACTCAAAGATATTTTATGTAGCACCAACTTACAGAATGTCTAAAGAGATTATGTGGAAACAATTAAAGAAACTTACAACTGAAAAGAGATGGATTAAATATGCTAATGAAACAGAACTATCATTGGTACTTAGGAATGGTAGCCAGATAAGTTTAAAAGGTGCAGATAAATCACCAGACAATTTAAGAGGAGTAGGATTAGATTTCTTACTACTTGATGAATATGCAGACATACCAGTTGAAGCTTGGACAGAAGTTCTGCGACCAACAATCTCAGATAAACACGTTACAGGAAATGTATTATTCATAGGAACACCAAGAGGTTATGGCAACTGGTCTTATGACATCTACCAAAAAGGTTTAGGTTCTGACCCTGAATGGAAATCATTTAAGTACACAACATTAGATGGTGGTCAAGTTGATGCAGAAGAAATCAAACAAGCCATGAATGATTTAGATGAACGTACTTTTAGACAAGAATATTTAGCTTCATTTGAAACATATTCAGGAGTTGTTTATTATAACTTTAGTAGAGATGAGAATGTAAAAGAATGTAAATACGACCCACAAGCTATGATTCATATTGGCTTGGACTTTAACATAGACCCAATGAGTGCTTGTTTATTTCATGTTAAAAATGGAATAGTAGAAGTTTTTGATGAGATAGTTATTTACAGTTCTAATACTGATGAATTTATTGATGAGTTATTTAGCAGATACCCTAAACAGAAAATGATTGTTTATCCTGACCCAGCATCAAGGCAACGTAAAACTAGTGCTGGTGGAAGAACTGATTTAACTATATTGCAAAATGCTGGATTAAATGTTAAGTGTAAATCTACTCATGCTTTAGTGAGAGATAGAATTAATTCTGTTAATAGCAAACTGAAGTCATTTGAAGGTAAAAGAAGCATTTTTATTAATCCTTCTTGCAAAACACTTATAAATTCGTTAATGAAACAAGTTTATAAGGAAAACACAACGCAACCAGAAAAAGGTAACGGATACGACCACATGACTGACGCATTAGGATACGCAATAGAATATTTATTTCCAATCACATCTAATTTACCTAAATCGCAACCTAAAAGATTTTCATAATGGCATACACAAGACAAGACATAGAAACACAACATCAGCATTACAAAGGAATGATTCCAAGATGGGAATATTTCATAAGATCATATTTGGGTGGCAAAGAATACCAAGACGGAAAATTCCTACAAGCTTACCAATTAGAATTTGAAAACGAATACTATAAACGAATTGCATTTACACCATTAGATAATCACTGCCGAAACATCATAGACATTTATTCATCATTCCTATTTAGAGTTGAACCTACTAGAAACTTTGGTTCATTATCTGAAGATATGTCAGTAGAACAATTTTTAGAAGATGCTGATTTAGAAGGCAGATCATTTGAAGCATTAATGAGAGAAGCACAAAGATTTGCTTCGGTATATGGTCATGTTTGGTTACTTATGGATAAGCCATCTACAAACGTAATGACTAGAGCAGAAGAACTAGATCAAGGAATTAGACCATACCTAAACATCTACACTCCTGAGAATGTTTTAGATTGGCACTATACAAGAAATGATGCTGGTTATTATTACTTAGATTATTTAAAAATTAGAGAAGAACAAACAGCAGAAGGAGAATTTTATAAACTTTGGTTCTTAGATAAAATTGATACAGTATTTGTTTCAACAATTAATAGAGATGAACCAAGATTAATTACTTCAGTTCCAAATCCATTAATGAAAATACCAGCAGTTATTTTATACAATCAAAGATCACCAATGAGAGGATTGGGTGTATCTGATTTAACTGATGTAGCTGATTTACAAAAAGCAATTTACAATGAACTATCTGAGATTGAACAAATTATTAGATTAAGCAATCACCCATCATTAGTTAAAACAAAAGATACTGATGCTGGTGCTGGTGCAGGAAGCATAATTGAAATTCCTGATAACATTGATGCAAACTTAAAACCATATATCTTACAACCAAACGGAAGTAATCTTGATGGAGTATTAAGATCAATAAATCACAAAGTAGAAGCAATCAATCGTTTAACTCATGTAGGAACTTTAAGAGCAACTGCTGAAAGAGTTCAATCTGGTATTGCTTTAAGAACTGAATTTGAATTGTTAAATGCAAGACTATCTGAGAAGTCTCAACTTATGGAACTTGCAGAAGAACAATTATGGAGACTATTTGCTGACTGGCAAGAGACAGTATTTGATGGAGAAATAGAATATCCTGATTCATTTGACATTAGAGATTGGGCTACTGATCTTGAATTATTACAAGCAGCGAAAGCAAGTAATATTAATTCTGCAACATTTGCTAAAGAGATTGATAAACAAATTGCTAAAACAGTTATTGAAGATGATACAACTTTAGATCAAATTAATTCTGAGATAGATGGTAACACAACTGCTATTGGAGAATTTCCACAACAACCAATAACATTACCTACAGTTTAATGTGGCACAAGATCTATTACAAGAACTGCAAAGCATTAGAGCAAAAGCAGTAAATACATTAGAAGCTCAACATCAAAAACTATTAGCTGATACACTTAAAAAGTTAGAACAAGAAGTTGTTAATATAGTTTCAACTTTACCAATTCAAGAAGGTGCGTTATTCAATACAAGATTAGCAATAGAGATTAGACCAAAATTACAACAAGCGATTGAACAATTATATCTTAAAAAAGTTCAAACATTTATAAATGATTACGACAAGATAGCAGCTACGATTGTAGCAACTTATGGAAAGCTTCCAATACCTGATGAGTTTAAACAAATAACAGAAGCAGATTTAGTTACTATTCAACAATTAAAAAAGATTGCATTTAGTCAATTCCAAAATCTTGGAACAGAATTTAGTAATACATTAGCACAAGAAGTTTATCAAAGTTCATTAGTAGGAAAACCATTTGGAGATGTAGTTCAAACTATTAGAGATAAAATCAATGGTATCTATCAACAAGCTGATAATAAAAAACGAGAAGAATTAGTAAACTTTATTCAAGCACAAAAAGCTAAAGGAAATATAAGTTCGCCTGATGTTCAAACTGCAATAGATGAACTAAAACAAAACTATGGTTCAACAGTTACAGGTGCTAATCTTTATGTTTATTCTTCTCAAATAGTACAAGATGCTTTAATGGGATTTGATGGACAATTTGCAAAGTATAGAGCAGATGAATTAGGATTAACTAGCTATATTTATTATGGTTCAATTATTAGAGATAGTAGAGATTTCTGCGTAGAACACGCAAACAAAATCTTTACAGAAGAAGAAGCTAGATTAATCTGGCAAAAAGATTGGCAAGGTAAATCAGGAAGCGACCCATTCTTAGATAGAGGTGGTTATAATTGTCGTCATCATTGGCAACCAGTAAATCCTGATTGGGGTACTATCAAAGAAGATGGTACATTTGATTACACAGCAGAATAGAACATTTTAGCAACAAGTTTGTTGCATTTTTACAATTTCCTTGATAATTGACAATTATAACAATATAGAAGGAGAACAAACAATGAACGACAAAGTACAAGAGTCGGTTGAGAATACAGCATCTCAAGACAATGCTGGAGTAAAAGAAGTTTCTGAAACAACTTCAACTGAGAACAAAGTTTTTACTGCTGAACAGTTAGAACAGATAGTTCAAAGAAGATTAGAACGTTATAAAAAAACTGTTTCTAATAAACTTGATGGCATAGATATTGAAGAAGCCAAAAAGTTACTTGAAGAAAAGAAACTTAAAGAACTAGAAATCGCTAAACAACGTGGCGAATTTGATAAAGTTCTGAAGGAAACAGTATCAAAAAAGGATTCAAAAATTCAATCGTTGGAATCTGAATTAAAAAGGATTCGTATTGATGAAACATTAGTCAATGTAGCTTCGCAATACAAAGCTGTTAAACCAGCAGAAGTAAAGCAACTACTTAGAAATAATGTTAGATTGAACGATCAAGGTTCTGTTGAAGTTATCAACGAAGATGGAACTCCAAGATATTCAGATAAAGGCGAACCAATGTCAGTTAATGATTTGGTAAGCGAATACTTAAAAAACAATCCTCATCATGTGATGGCTACTCAAAGTGGTAGTGGTTCACAAAGTAAGATTGGTGGTGCATCGCCTAAGCAAATAAAAATAGGTGATCTTGATTTAAGTAATCCGAATGACAGAAAAGTTTATGCTGAAATGAGGAAACAACGAGATCAGGGTTTATTAAAAATGAAAATAACAACTAACAACTAACTAAAATAAAACAATGGCTAATGAAACAACAAGTTCTACACTATCGGAACTTTATACAAATATAACACAAGAAGCGATCTTCACATTCCAAGAAACATCTGTGATGAGACCACTTGTAACTTTATACCCTTTAATGGGTTCTGGAAAAGTGGCAGAAGTGCCAGTTTACCCAGCTATCAGTGCTGCGGCAGTAAATGAAGCAACTGATCTATCTAATACAGCAGTAAATCCTACTTCAGCTACTATTACAGCTTCTGAAGTTGGTGTTATGACAACTCTAACTGATCTAGGTGCTAATTCAGCTTCTAGAAATGTTGGTGCTGATATTGGTAAATTATTCGGAGAAGCAATCGCTAAGAAAGTTGATACTGACTTAGTTG